CCAGCAAGAAGCAAGCGACCGTCCGGGCGTTGACCGGCATGATGCAGATTACCCAAGACCCGGAGACGCTACAGGTATTGGGCGCCATGGCCATGATGAACATGGATGGCGAAGGTATCAACGAGGTGCGCGATTACTTCCGCAAGCGCCTTATCCGTATGGGCGTCGTCAAGCCGACCGACGAAGAATTGAAAGCCCTGGAGGAAGAGAAGGCTAACACTCCGCCGGACGCCAATACGCAATTCCTCCAAGCCTCCGCCGACCAAGCTTCCGCGGAAGCGGTCAAGGCCCGCGCCGACACGGTGTTGACGATCAACAAGGCCAGGGAGTCGGAGGCTAAGACCATGGAAACGCTGGCCGGTATCGACTTGGCTCAGCGCGACCAGCTCTTGCAAGCCGCTGAAACCTTGGGTCAACCGCAAAAAATGGGGTAATATTTCGCAACGGCGCCCGCCCGGCCGTCTCTATCGGGTGAGTTTTGAACGGGGTTAACGATGAAGAAAAAGGCAGTTTCGACGCTTCTTATGGGGCTTTTGCACCGTGTTCACCGGGCTCTCTTCCGGTATCAGGCGCGGGCCGGTTTGATTCTTTGCGCGGTTGAGCCGGGCGAGGACGACGGCGTCGTCGACTTGGAAGGTCAAACAGGTGAAGACGAAACCGGCGCCGCCTCCGGGACCGAAGGCCAAGACGACGAGGACGAAGAAGAGGTCGTCGTAAGTATCGGGGAGGAGTCGCCGCCCTCTGAAGAGGAAGAAGCCGCCCACGCTCCCGAATGGGTCCGTGAGTTGCGCAACCGTCACCGCGAATTGGTCAAGCGTAATCGGGAGCTTGAGGAGCAGGTAAAGGCAAAGACGGAGACGGCGACCGCCGCCCCGACCCTTGGCGCCAAGCCGACTTTGGAGTCCTGCGATTACGACGCGGAAGCTTTTGAAACCGCATTGACCGAGTGGCACGAGCAGAAGCGCCAAGTCGACGAGCAGAAAGCCAAGGCGGAAGCTGAAGCCAAAGCACAGGCTGACGCCTGGAATGCCAAATTGGCAACCTACGCGGACGCCAAGTCAAAACTCAAGGTCAAGGACTTCGAGGACGCGGAAGCCACGGCTCAAGCCGCGCTCAATCCGACACAGCAGGGTATCATTCTGCAGGGGGCGGAAAAGCCGGAAGTGTTGATTTACGCGCTCGGGAAGAATCCGACCAAGCTCAAGGAATTGAGCGCCATCACTGACCCCGTGAAATACGCTTTCGCGGTTGCCAAACTGGAGACACAATTGAAAGTCACGCAACGGAAAGCCCCGCCGCCGGAAAAAGTCATCACGGGGGCCGCCCCCAAGTCCGGCACGGTGGATTCGACCCTTGAACGCTTGCGCGCTGAGGCGGAAAAGACTGGCGACCGCTCCAAGGTCGCCGCTCATCTCCGCAAAACGCGCCATGCTGCATAAACTCATACGATAGGAGATTTTCAGCGATGAAAAACGCAATCAGCATTATCCGGGGCGTTATTCTTTACGCCCTGGCTTCTGTGTCCTACCTGGGCCACAAGCTCCACGACGCCTTTTTTGGCCACATGTGTCGCTCCGGCATGATCCTGGCGGCAACGGCTTTCTCCAAACAAGAAACGGTGTTTTTTGACGAGCTTTTGGCCGGCTTCGACGATCGGCTTAAATTTGGCCGAAACGTGTCGACCTTCAACGCCGACCCTGTTGTCTTGGAGCGGTCGCAAGGTACCGCCATTTGGCGCCCGGTCCCGTATGTATCCGTATCCATTGACGGCCCGGCCGGCACGGATATTTCGTCGTCCTTTAGTGACGTGACGCAATTGTCCGTGCCCATTTCCTTGGGCTATGACAAGACTGTACCTTGGAGCATGACGACCAACGATTTGAACGACCCGCTCCAGCGCGACCGCAAGATGCGCTCCGCCCAACAACGTCTCGCCACGGATATCAACGTTGCCATTGCCAACGTTGCGGCCCTGCAAGGGTCCCTCGTGGTCAAGCGGACTACCGTCGCCAGCGGGTATGATGATATCTCCCTGGCCAATGCGTTGATGCAAGAGCAAGGCGTAGTTGACGACGCGGCAATGCGCGCGTGTTTCCTGCATACCCGGGATTATTCCCTCGTGGCGGGCAACCTGGCCAAGCCGCAAACCTCCGCCAACCCCAAGGTTAACCGCGCCTATGAGGAAGGCTACGTCGGCAATGTGGCAGGTTTTGAAACCTACAGCGCGGAATACACCTACCGTCTGACCGCGGCGGCTGGTGTTACCGTTACCGTCAACGGCGCCAATCAGCGCTATGTCCCGAAGGCCACCAGCACTGCTGTCACGGGTGAAACCGCCAACGTCGACAACCGTTACCAGACGCTTCCGGTTACTGTTACCTCCGGCACCATCAAGGTCGGGGACCGCTTTACCATCGCGGGCGTCAACGCAGTCAACCACATCACCAAGGCTGATACCGGCCAGCTCAAGACCTTCACCGTTACTGCCATCGTTACCGGTGGCGGCGGCACCGGTACCGTGCAAATCTCCCCGCCGATCATTTCGGCCGACAGTTCCCCGACTCAGGCGGAAACGGAGTACAAGAACGTCACCGCTTGCCCGGCCAACGGTGCGGCCATTACCTGGCTGAATACTGCGGCTTGCAACGTTGCCCCCTTTTGGGATGAACGTGCAATTGAACTCCTCCCGGGCCGCAATGGTTTTGATTCCGACATGATGAATGCCGGAGCCTCCGCCATCCAGGGGAGCACGGAGTTGGGCGTGCAACTGGTCATGTACAAGTTCTTCGATATCAATACCAAGAAGTTCAAGTACCGCTGCGACACCCGTTTCGGCGTGGGCATGACCAATCCGGAAATGGCCGGCATCATCCTCTTTAGCCAGACCTAAGAGGCGTAAACGACCCGGGGGTTTCGGCTCCCGGGTTTCTTCCATGAGAGGATCTGAAATGAAAAACCCGACCATGATTTACAAGGCACCTGGCCCGCACGAAATCCACGGTGGTCACTTCGATTACCGCATTGTCGACGCGGACGAGGAAGGTGAATTGGAGCAAGCTATGGATGAAGGGTGGCACCTGACAACGACCGCTGCCAAGAAGGCAGCGGATGGCGAGGACGACGCCCCGCCGACCCGCAATGAGTTGGTTGCCAAGGCCAAGGATATGGGCTTGTCTTTTGGTCCCAATACCTCCTCCAAGAAGTTGGGCGAAATGATCGCCGCCACCCTGGCCCTGCAGCCCAATGAGGCTATTTTCCTGCAGCAAACCAACCAAAACGCGGAGTAAGCTATGGGATGGACGAAGCGGGAATTAATCATGCAAGCGTTTGAGGAAATCGGCCTTGCTGCCTATGTCTTCGATCTGACGCCGGAGCAACTGCAAAGCGCTCTTCGTCGTATGGACGCTATGGTCGCCGGCTGGAATTCCAATGGCGTGCGGATTGGTTATCCGCTCCCGTCCTCTCCCGACTCTTCTAATCTTGATGCCGACTCGGGCGTCCCTGATTACGCCAATGAGGCTATTTTTCTAGGCCTCGCCGTGCGCCTAGCGCCGTCCTACGGTAAGCAAGTGGCACAGGAAACCAAGGCATGGGCTGACGCCGCCTATGGCAACATGGCCAATCAAGTCGCCGCTCCTACACCGGAGCGTCAAATGCCGAGCACGTTACCGCGCGGTCAAGGCTCCAAACCATGGCGCAACACTTGGCGCCCTTACGTTACGCCCCCGGAAGACCCAGTCGACGCGGGCGGCGACGGCCCGATCATTTACGAATAGGAGCCGAGAATGCCCACGATAAACCAGCTCAACGCAGTCGACACCCTCACCGCGGCCGACCTTGTGGCCATTTACTCGTCGAACAACGGGGATGCCCGTAAAGCATCCATGTCAGTTGTTGCGTCCTTCATCCAATCGCTCATTACCGTGAGCGATGACAAGATTACGCAATATGCTGCCCCCAGCGCGACGGGCTTCTCCGTGCAAGTCAACAATGCTGGGCAAAACGTGTGGCTAGTGCTGACCCCGACCGGAGGTTTTGCGGCCGGCACGTTGATATTACCCGCCCTGGCTAACGTGTTGGACCATCAAGAGATTTTGGTGAACTGCACGCAAGCAATTACCGCCTTGACGATCAACGGCAACGGCGCTACCGTGACGGGTGCTCCGACTACGCTGGCGGCCAATGGCTTTTTCCGCCTTCGCTTTGATACCATCACCGATACTTGGTATCGTGTCGGCTAACAGAAAAGGTTTAGACAATGAGCGTTGAGATAATTAACCCGGGGGCAACCTACGCCGGGGCTCCTTTGCAGGTTGGCGAAACCAAGAGTTTCGATCCTACGACGGAGTCTCGATTGGTGTCCTCCGGTTACGCTAAATACAAAGGCGACGTCGTTTCTCTTTTGTCCTTGAATGGTGTAATACAAACATCCGATGGAAAGTCGTTGCTGACGGTTGCAGTTAATCCTCTCACCGGAGAGATTGAATTATGGGCAAAGGGACAACAGGTGTCTGTTGGGCCACCTGATTTCCCCCGCATCTGGGACGGATACCCGATTATTTGGGGACAATCTGCTGCTGCAGCCGAGTATCAGTGCACGCAGCAAGCGGCCGTTCGAGAAGGGCGGTCCGGGGTGTCGTTTTATGCCGCATCAGGACAGACGGCCATGTATGCGGACTTTACGTTCACCAGCCGCAAGATCGCCAGCGGGAGCCTCGGGTTCCTGATTTACGTACCGGACATGGACGGCTTGACGTACCTGACGATTGTGCCGTATGTCTCGGATTCCGGACTGTCCAATTTCTGGAAAGAATATTGCACGATTTACCACCCCGGCTGGCACTGGATTCCCGTTTCTCCGCCGACACACAGTTGCGGATGGGCCTGGTCGGCGTCAACAGGCTCGCCGGTGTTCGGGACGACGGATTTTGCGAAAATCCGGTTTCGCGTTGAGTGGCCAACGTCCGGAAAGCGCCCAACCGTGGAATTTTTCGGATGCTTTGAAAACCCGCGGGCGGCATTGCCGACGATCGCCTTTACGTTTGACGACGGCCTCGCCTCGCAGTACACGCTCGGATACCCCGTGCTGAATAAATATCGGCTCAAGGGGTCCTTTGCGATCATTGCTGATTCCATCGGCGGTAGCGGCTACATGACGCTCAATCAACTTAAAGAGTTGGTGGGTGCCGGCCACGAGATGGTGGTGCACGGCCCGATCAATGGCGCCGGATCGCTGCTCAACTACGAGTCTTCGCCGACGCGCTATCAGGATGTGTTGGCGGATGTGCGGTTCCATCGAGATTTTCTTTTGACCAATGGATTGGCGCGGAAAGGATCGCAGAAAATCTATGTCTTCCCCCAGGGAGAAACACATTTCGGGGGCATCGGGTCGGCGAACACGGAAATTATCGACGCCCTGAAAGAGTTGGGGTTCGTTGCTGGGCGATCGGTAATCATGGATCACAACGACTGCATACCGCACACGCTTGCTACCGATTTGTGGGCGATCCCCTGCGCGGGGCATAGTTATTCCGCGTCGGATGAGACCGCGAACGTCACCGCAATCATCAACCGGATCAAACAGGCAGGCGCTACGGGCAAACACTTGGCGCTGGTCTTTCACCACGTGGTCTCCGGAACGGCGACGACGTATCAAATCAGCCAGAGTAATTTCGACGCCATTGCCGCCGCAGCGGCAGAAGAAATTGCCGCTGGCCGGATGGTCTCCGGGACGCTTACTGATTTGGTGTGCGCGTTGGGGAACAGGCGATACGTGTAACCCGCGCAGGCGGGCCGAACCCTTTCCCCCTGCCCGTGGGGGGTGGCGGCGGAGTCAATAAGACCATCGGCGTAGATGATGTTCTGATGTTCCAGTTTAATGTTGCTGGGACTGTCGCTAAGCAAATAACCTAATCCCCTCTGCACAACGATTAATTTTAAGGAGTTAGCAATATGTCCGCAGAATCTCCCTTTCAACCTCGCCGCGGGGCAAATCAAAAGGTCACGG